GTTCCTGAAGAACCAGATGTTCCACTTGTTCCACTTGAACCTGAACTTCCACTTGAACCGCTTGATCCAGATGTTCCTGATGAGCCACTAGTACCTGAAGTACCTGATGATCCAGAGCTACCTGAAGAACCAGATGAACCGCTTGTTCCTGATGAACCGCTAGTACCACTTGTTCCACTTGAACCTGATGAACCTGAAGTACCTGATGAACCACTTGAACCAGATGTTCCTGATGAACCACTTGTTCCGCTTGTTCCAGATGAACCTGAGGTACCACTTGTACCACTTGATCCAGATGAACCTGATGTGCCTGATGAGCCTGATGAGCCTGATGTACCTGAGGTTCCACTTGATCCTGAACTACCACTTGAGCCAGATGAACCACTTGAACCAGAAGTACCTGAAGAACCAGATGTTCCACTTGAACCTGATGTGCCAGATGTTCCTGATGAACCTGAACTTCCGCTTGTTCCTGAAGAACCAGATGATCCTGATGTTCCTGAGGAACCAGATGTTCCACTAGTTCCTGATGAACCAGAAGAACCAGAGGAACCACTTGAACCAGATGAACCGCTTGTTCCGGAAGAACCTGATGTTCCACTTGATCCTGATGTTCCTGAAGTTCCACTTGATCCTGAGGTACCGCTTGTACCACTTGATCCTGAACTACCACTTGAGCCAGATGAACCACTTGAACCAGAAGTTCCACTTGATCCTGAAGTACCTGATGTTCCATCTGAAGGCATGTCAGAATATTCTAATACACCTGAAGCCGGAACGTATGTTACAACATATGAAGGACTAGCTTCATATGGTAATGTTTGAATTATAATAGGTTGAGCTGAACCTGAAACTACTAATGAACCAGTAATTACAGCTGAACCAGAAAAAGGAAAGCCAGCTCCTGAGCTACCTGTTATATAAACAGTTACACCTTCTGTACCAGTAATAATTTCAGTAAATGCTTCAACTGAACCTGTGAAGTTAATAAAAGGAGCACTTGCTTTTAGCAGTGATCCAGTGTAATATATATCGACAGTTCCGGTACCTCCTCCAGAGCCTGCATTATAAACACCAACGGGTACCTGATCAAGATATCTAACTTTAGCCATTTATCTGGTATAAATATTAGCCTTACCCGATTGATGTAGATCTGTTTTGAGTTTCTTTTTCTGAAACAGATGGAGTTACTAAACGTCCACCTTGTTCAACTCCGAGGAATATTCCTTCGTTACCTGTAGCTTCAACAGCGAAAATAATCTTTGAAGCTTCTGAAAATTTCTTTTGTGCGTTCATGTCTTTTTGTATAACATCTGGGATGATATATCCATTTAAGGATAAATCAAAGGTACTTCTTACTATTCGTTCATTATTTTGTGATAATTCTGTTTGGAAACCAAAAGAATCTATCATAGCTTTAAATTTAAAGCGTTCTGGGTCACCCCAATATGAATCTGAAGCGTATTCTATTGCTTCAACTATTCTATTCTGCTGTTCAACATAATATGTAAATACAGCAAATTGATAAGTTACAGTTAAATAATCAGGAACAACTACTGAATAAAATGTTTTTTGAGGTGTTCTATTATTTAATACTGAAAAATTATCGTAGGCATTTCTTGTAGTATAGTTTTTAACAAATGCTCCATAATTATATGGTAAGTTAGCATCTAATTTATTAGCTATACTTCTATTTTTGTTCATACCTGTACGTTTGAACATAATCAATGGAGCCATTATTTCTCCATTTAAGTCTCTATAATATCCATCTTTTTGAAATGATTTCCATTTTTCAGGAGAACCATAAACTAAAGGAACAGGTATTCTAACTCCATTTTGTACTACAAAAGGTTTAATAACTTCCTGTATATAATAAAATATAGCCTCATCTATATCTTGAATACCTACAGAAAATGGTTTTGTAGTATCATTTCTAAAGGAAATTTGTTGAGATCTATTTACCTCAGGATCTAAATTAGGATTAGCTAAATTAGGATTTCCCATTTCCCTATCATGGGGAGTTATAAGAGAATTACTTATTTCTCTTTGTGTCTTAGGTATTGGTTTTCTTCCTTTAGTAGCCATTATAATCTTTGTTTAATAATATTTAAACGATCTGCTGGTACATAGTGCGCTGTACAAATAGTAGATACGTTATATCCAAAAGAACTTAAGTCAGTTTCTAATGGGTTAGTTCCTGTAGAATCAGTATATGGATAAGCTGGATCTTTTCCTACAAAGAATTGGGTAGCATTTGTGTCATCTACTTCCCAATACCCCTCATTATACATTATAACATCTCCTGGTTCAATTACTAATTGTAAGTCTTGAACATCATCTCTTAAGAATTTAAATGTTACAGGATAATCAAATTCAACTCCAAATTCATCTACAGGATTTGATTGGGCTGATCTTTCAACTAAAGCATATAATAAAACAGGATCTTGAAAATATCTTCCTTCACTCGCTTCACCATACATATTAACTTTTGTTTTGGTTAAATTATATTTGTAATACACTACTTGTTGGGATATAATGTTCTGCATTAACTCACGGTTAATGTGTCTAAACATGCTTATATCTCTACTTTCACCAAATAAAGCCATATTATCCTATATAAATTGTCATTGGAACTTGACCTAATTCATTTTGACGAGCAGTTGATTCTGCTTGTCTTCTTTCAAGTAACGCCTGACGTGAAGTTTGATCAAAATATTCTCTTAATCTTGTAATTAATGCTTCTTTTTCAGAAGTTGCTGCTGAAATTAAATCACCTTGGTTTAATGTTACTTCAGCACCAGGGATTGGAACTGTTGAGTATTTACCTCTAACATATCCAAGCATTTCTTTTGCTAAAGCTAATGTGTATTCAAAAATCCAGCTTCTACCTACAGAATTAATTTGTTCATAAGTTGGGTTTAAATAAGGAACATTGGAAACATTATTAATCTTTGAAGTAGGAGTTATTGAAGCATCATATTTTTCATCAATAATTGAATATTGGAACCATAATTTTGTTCCTTCATCTCCAGTTCCAGGAACAGGGAATATTCTTAATTTATTATTAACAAGTTGGAATGTGTAATTAGATACTCTAACTTGAGTAGACATTTCAATTGCCTGAATGTTTTGTAAGTCAAAACTTAAAGGCATTAATAAGAAATTAGTTGAAGGACCATATCCTGCTACTCCTGCAAAACCTACAGCACCTGCTGCTCCTGGTAATATGCCTGCCCAAGGGCTGTAAAGTTCAGAAACTGCTGGTATATCTTCATACCATATTTTTTTGATTTCTAATCCACCTGAAATGTTATTGTCTGTAGCCCATTGACCTAGGTTATAGTCTTGAACACTGCCTGTTAACGTGATAGAACCGCTATACCAATTGTAGTTTCCACCTGTACCCGCTTCCGCGGCATATTGTTGAGACATGCGTATAACACCTTCTAAATTAGGAGTAATGAGAGCTTTATTAAATGCCGAGCTAGTAGGAGCACCTTCTAAAGATAAGTAATTATCTCTAACTTGAAAAGCATATAATTCATTTCCATAAACAGTAGTTGCTTCTTCAAAAGCAGTATAAAAGTTTACAGCTTGTAATTCAACGTTTTCAATAGGATATCCTAAACGTAAACCACAAAATTTAGCTACTTTATCAGCGTCAGCTTGAAAATCAGGATCATTATCATAAAACCCAAAAGGTGTTTCTCCTGGGAAAAATGAAGATGAGCCGGGCCAGATAGGGATATTTGCCATAGAGTATTTTGGTTATAAATATTAAAAAAAAGGGTTCCAATTTAGGAACCCTTATATATTTATTTATTTTTTAAGATTAATCTCTAACCATTAAATATTTTGAGTTACCTGCTGAACCAGATAACCATAATTGGCCTGAAGTTGCTGGTTCAGTAGTTGGTAAAGAATCTACTGAAATAAAAACTCCACTTCCTGAAATATATACTGATCCGCTTATTGTAAGAATATTTGTATAAGCAGCTATTAAGTTACTTCTAGCTCCGGAATTAGCTCCATCACCTAATACCCATAAAGCGTTAGAATCTATTATATTAAAAGTTCCTTCAGCATGTTGGTAATTAGCACTTGCTATAGTACCCCAACCTTCAGCATGTGAATATTGACTATTTGCTTGTGTGTTATATCCTTCAGCATGTGAATAATCAGCAGATGCTGTAGTTAAACGTCCTTCTGAGTGGGCATAGTTACCATTTGCTTTTGTTTCTTGACCTTCAGTATGTGAATAATTACCTCCTGCTATTGTTGAGTATCCTTCAGCATGAGCGAAAAATCCAGTTGCAGAATTTGTACTTCCTTGAGCAAAGGAATATAAACCACTAACTGTATTAAACACACCTTGATTAACAGTTCCAATTAATGTTGTTGAACCAGTAATTATAGCTGAACCTGTATATGGGAAAGCATCCCCACCAGCATTTAAAGCATGAGATGCAGTAACAGCGTAAGAAGATGAAACTAATCCAGTTAAACCTGCTCCATTACCTGTAAATGAACCTGTAAAAGATCCTGTAGTACCTCCAGAAACATATAATGAACCTGATAAAGTTGTTGATCCAGTAACATTAAATGATCCAGATGTTGAAGTTACACCTACTTGAAATTTCATTGGTGTGTAACTTGTAGTTGAAGAAGATAAGAATATTCTAAGTTGAGGAACATTAGCATTAGTTTCATATGCTACAATATTACCTGCTCCTCCTTGATAGTTAATAGTTATATTTTGATTTCTATCTGAAGCTGAAGATCCTCTAAAAACTCGGAGACCTTCTTGTAATATTCCTAATTCTGATTCACCTGTTCCTTTACCATCTATTTCAATTAAACCACTAACCATTTTAGCTGAACTACCTGTTATTGTAAGGGATCCAGAAAATACTTGATCTCCAATAAAAGTATTAGAACCTGTAGTCGCTAATGAACCTGTGTCTGCTTTAGTTCCGGTTAAATTAGATCCATCACCATAAAATGAACCTGTAAAGAATGAGCTAGTAACTGATCCTGTTATGTTTAAAGATCCTGTGATAGTAAAACTACCTGAGTTATCTGAAGCTAATGATCCTGATGGTCCCACTGGACCTTGTAAACCTACTGAATATACCTTAACTGTATTTGCTGCCATTTTATTTTAATATGAGGGTCTAGTTACGTCGTTTGATAATTTAACATTTCCTTCTAGTAATCTTAATACATAAGTACAATCACCACTGCCTGAGTATATAGTTAAATCATATACACCTTGGCTAAAATCAAAAGCAGAAGATGATGCTGCTGATATATAGACACCAATTGATCCAGAAGAAGGATCTTTAGTTCCTGATGAACCACTAAAATTTAATCCTGTACCACAAGCATCTAAACTACTAGAAAGAGTAAAATAAACAGTGTCTGAGGTAGTACTTGGACGGGCCTGCATTCTGCCATTATATCCAGTAAGATCAATAGCATCCCCATTTGGGTCAACATATTGAAGTTCAAGCTCAAATGTAGCTCCTTGTTCAATTACAAAAGAATATTTACCTGCTGACATTGTATTTTATTATAAATATTATCTTTTTGAGGTTCCATTAGTTCCTGAGGTTCCTAATGTAAGACCTTTTTCTGCTGCTTCCTCATAAATATTTATTAAATCTTCCACAATCGGGTCTCTATGATTTTGTTTTAAAGTAATTGCCGCCATATTTTTAACTTTACGAGCCGCTGTATATAAGAATCTAAAACCAGAATCACGTTTTGCTTTTAAGTCTACCTGGTGGTCATCTCCACAAACAATCATTTTGCTTCGTAAACCAATACGGGTAGCTATCATTTCCATTTGTTCATGTGTGACATTTTGAGCCTCGTCTACAATAATACAGGAGTCTAAAAATGTTCTACCTCGCATAAAAGCTAAAGGTACAATTTCTATTTTACCATCCTCAATTAATTTTTCTACTTTATCTTTATCATATAAAGCATACATATTTTGGTAGATAGGTTGAATCCAAGGATCCATTTTTTCTCTTAAGTCACCTGGTAAGAATCCAATTTCTTCTTTAGAAACTGTTGGACGAGTTATAATAATTTTCTCATAATGTCTTCTTATGAGACCATCTAAAGCCACCTGAACGGCTAATAATGTTTTACCTGAACCAGCAGAGCCTGCTAAAAGAGTTAATGTATTATTTAATATTTCTTCTTTAGCTAATTTTTGCTCTTCGTTTAATTGGATTTTGAATTTAATAGGATTTTTTATCACTCGTTGTTGTCTATGCACCTCGTCGGTGTGTGGTCTTGATGCCATTGTTTAAGAACATTAGTTAAACTTATTGTTTATTATAAATATTATGAAAACAAATTAGTATGTTTTTGTTAAAGTAAATAAATCAGAATAGATTATATTATCATTATGATTGAATTGACCCGTTACAACTAGAGTATTTGATATAGTAGTATCAAATGAACTTGAGTTTTCAGTGCTAAAGATTGTTCCATTAATTTTACCAGCCTGGTCTTCACTATAATTGAATTTACCCCCAGTTGCAATAGATGCTGTTCCAGTTCCACCAACCTCTCTTATGGCAAAATTTATATCCATTTGCCAATGCTTATTGGACGCATTAGCTAATGAAAGAAGACCGGTATCTGCTAATACTACACTCCCTGCTTTAACTTTAATTTGTAATGTATCTCTGTTATGGAATGTGCAACGTCCTGTTAAAATGGCGTGGTAAGCATCTCCTTTTGTAAATCCGTTAGCAGGGACTGTTAGAGTGCCTACTCCCCCATCAAGTAAATTTAATTCTGCAACTGAAGCTGATATTGGGGTGCTTGAACCGGTTTGGTTAAATAAACCATATACTGTGTTGACTAATGAACCTGTTTGAGATGGGGTGATAAAAGAACTAGTTAAATAGGTAGCTAATCCTGAAGCTGAGATAGGAGTGTTTCTATTATTAGAATCTCCAATCCAAACATAATTTTCAGGTAAATTAGCTGATAATTTATTAAAAGAACCAGTAGGAGCTGTAAATGCTGAGCCAGATTCTACTAATAACATACCACCAACGGAAATTTCTAAGTTTCCATCTTTATTTGAAATAATTGCTGATGGGTCTCCGGGTGTGTCAGATTCGAGTGAAATAGATCCTGATTGTAAAAATAAATCAGCAAATGGTTTATCTATAGATCCTAGTGTAGCACCTTGAGGTGTTGCTGGTATAATATCTCCTGATAGTACAATACCTGAAGAAGTTACGGGTAGGTTAGCATCTAAAATATCTTGTGCTGTTGCTTGAGTAGTGATTCCACCTTGAACAAAAGGTAGAAGTTCAGTTCCATCTAATGCAGATGCTGATGGTAATCCTGATATTGGTAAATTAGGCATATCCTGTTATTATAATTTTATTTCCGTCTTCTTGTTCTAAATCAAATAAATCTTCCTGTAATAAGAAACCTAACTCCTCAATAGGTGCAGGAGATGTAGAAGATAAAGGTCCTTTAGTTTGCATTTCTAACCAAGTTAGTCTGGCTATGGATAAATTAGCTAAATATTGATTATATTGTTGTATTTGTTCATGTAAAGGAAGTTTAACTACAGAGGGTAATTTAACAAATTGTTGCCAATGTAGTTCTTCAAATACATTCATATAATAATAAATATAATAACATTGATAAAAAAAGCCCCGCTATTGCGGGGCTCTTTTATAAGACTCTAATCTAATTATTAGATAGTGTTCAATCCGTGAACATACACCTTAGCGTAGAATTCAGGACGTAACATCTTCTTAGCGTAACGAGTCAATAAACCTTTACGTGGAGTGAAGGTATCAGGATCGTACACTAATGGAGTCATGATCAATGGAATGTAAGGAGCAAATACAGCACCAGTTTCCAAGAATTGTGAACCTTTGTAGCCCATCAAGATCAAGTTTTCGGTCATGTATGGGTTCTTGTAAACAGTGTATCTGTTATTCAAGGCACCTACTTTCTGTACACCGAAAGCGTACTCAGCTTGAGCAGCATCACCGTTTGAGTTAGCAGCAAATCCTGGGATTGATTCCAAGATAGTAGCTACAGTTGGAGAAGTAACTAAGAAGTTAGCTCCGCCTCTCAAAGTCAACTGGTGGATCTTGTTAGACAATTTCTGCAATTTAGTTCCTAAAGTAGCGAACCACTGACCTTGGGTATTGTAGTAACCAGAAGACAATGTAGTTGGCAATGAACCAGAAATTACAGTGTTGTTAACAGCTGACCAGTATTCAGTTCCAGCAGCAGCATCTTCGATCAACATATCAAGGATTTCCAAATCAATTTCCATTGAAATGTACTCACTCATGATGTTTGTTAATTCAGCTTCAGCATCGATGTTCTGGTAAGCAGCTAAGTCTTGAGCGAACTCAGGAGTCCATACAGCTTTCAATTTCTTAGTCTTAGCAGTGATAGCTTGAGACTGCATCTTAACGTTGATCTGTGGGATAACGATAGTAGAAGTTGAAGCAGCGTTTGGTACAGCGTAAGAAGATGAATCTTCAAAATCACCTCTGTACTGGTCTGTAGTTAACTTATTCCAGTAGATAGTAGTGTTAGCAGAAACAGCAGTACCGTTAGTTTCAGCAGTAGAAGCAGTTACATAGAAGCTAACAGTGTTGTTAGTGTAATCGTAAGCAGTGAACTGAGCTAAGTTTTTAGCTGGAGTGATAGAAGAAGATTCTAAAACGAAACCTCTAACAGCATCACCGTCGAAGTTAGCTAAAGCAGTTCTAGCTGAAGATAAAGCCATTTTCTTAATCTCACCTCTAGCTACAGAAGCTGACAAGTCAGAATCGAAATTAACGTCCTGGAAAGAGGCAGTAGTAACAGCTACAGATACTACAGATGAAGTTTGGTTAGTAGAATAAGTGAATCTACCAGCACCATACAAACCACCAGCAGTGTCAGTAGTTTGGAATGGGAACTGACCAGAAGAGTTTCTATCACCATATAAAGAATCACCAGCAGTGAATGGGTTCTTAGAATCACCATATTGGAAATCCAAGAAGAACACAAGACCTGAAGGCATATTCATTGGCTGAACACTAACGAATTCCTTAGCTACGATAGTTCCGAATACCTTACGTACTAATGGTAAAGCAATACCAGCCCAGTTTTCACCTTGAGTTCCAGAAGTGAAATATGAGTTAGTAGAAATGATGTTTTGGGTTTCAGTTACCAACTGTTTAGCTTGGTTCTCGAGCAACATTGACATGTTGTTTTTTTCAATCTCGCCTAAACCTTCTAACAAGCCAGTCTTACCCCACTTACCAGCCAATTTGGCTGCGTCGCTTTGCAAGCTCTTCCAAGAACCTGCAGCGCTCTCTAATAATTGTTGTACTTGTGACATTTTTGTTTTTATTTTTTGTTTTTGTTAAATTATTTAATACCGGCTAATTTTTGCCATCTAGCAACCTGATCATTAGCTTCCATAATTGGCTTCTTAGGAGCTACACCAGCAGCTCTAGAGGCACCACCATGGATTAATGATTCATTTACAGAAGCTTTCTTAGTAGTGAATCCTTCAGATAAAGTTTCAAATACTAATTTAGTTTCTTCAACTGTAGCAGCTTTATCAAAAGCAGCTAATACTTTAACCTTTTGAGCTTCGCTCAAGTTTTTAGATTTGAAGATTTTGTTAGTGTAAAGAAGTTTTGCATTGAATAAGTTAACCTCAGCTAATTCTTCCTTAATGGTTCTGATGGTGTTGTAAGCTTCTTCTAATTCAGCTTCCATAGATTCACTAAATGCAGATCCTGCAGATCCTTTAGCTAAAGTACCTTTACCGTAAGCACCTTCACCACGTTTTTTAACAATCTCTTTAGCTTTCATAGCAAGGTCTTTTTCTTTCATGTTTGGATTTTCTTTTGCAAGTTTTTCCATTTCTGCTTTCATTTCTTTCTTTTCTTCAGCAGATGCCATAGCATACCCTGTACCACCAATAGCAGCTAAAATAGCTCCAGCTAATAAAGCAG